GCAGGCTCTGGTAAAGACCGATCTCGTCGTCATCTCCGGCCAAGGCGTCTTGAACCGCCGCCGGGTCGTAAGGACTGGTGACGTAGGTCCCGAAGATCGAGGCGACCGTGGCAGCCTGCAACTCGACGCCGTAATACCGCGCCAGCATCTTGAGCCGGGCCAGGACCGGGGTGAACACGCCGACGCCGCGATGCTGGCCGCCGCGATCGCGCTCATAGTCGTGGATCACGCGCCGCCAGCCGTCGCCGTCTTCGCGCTCGACCCGCTCCCACTCCATGCTTTCCATGGAGTTGTACCAGTCATTTTGCTCGGCCTTGCGGATGTGGTAGGCGAGAGGAACGCCATCGTCATCAATCTCGACGCCACCGCGCAGATACTTGGTGTCCATGATTTGCTGCGGATTCGACAGCCGGTCAGGATCGACGACCAGGAATGACGTCGCATAGCGCGCGCCGCCGCGACCGACCCGTTCGGGCATCCAATAGGCGACGGCCAGGGCATCGCCATCGACCAACTTGTGCCGCAGGGCCAAGCGGAATTGCTGGCTGATCGTCAACTGGCGCGACACGTCGTTGTAGCGGTTCAGGTCATCGGCATAGCCGCGCCACAGCGCCTCGGCAGCACGGCGGAACTCGTCGGCCCACACCGCATCGAAGCCTCGCGCATGCATGGCCAGTGCCCGATAATCTGGGTTGGCCGACAGCCGGAACGAGGCGCCCACGGTGTTGTCGAGGATGCGGGTGATGCCGCCGGCCGCCCATCCGTCGTTGCGGGCCAGATCGCGTGATCGCGCCACCATGCGGTCACGGAACTGGTTGATCTCGGCATCCGGCGACCGAATCCACGGCAGCCAATCGCCCATTTCCTGGGTGGACCAGTTGGCCGCGTCATAGGGGAAGACGCTCGGCGCCGGACCGTCAACGGAGCCCCGCGCACGCCGGTTGGCGGGCATAGCCGGGGCAAGCGGGGTCGGCACCATCGGCAACCCGGTGGCGTCAAGGAACCGCGAAGGCGTGGCCATCAGAACCGCACGTTCATCGCGCGACGGCGCCCGTGGCGATGGCCGCTCAACAGGTCGATTTGCGACTGCACCGCGAGAATGGCCTGCACCAGCGCCGGCAGGGAGGCGCGGGTATAGGTGACCGATTTCGACCCATCGCCCTGGGTGTAGCTGTAGGACTCGCCCTTGGCGCCGGTGGACAGGTCGAGATAGGCCTGCTGCATGGTCGCAAGCTGGGCTTCCAGCACGCCCACCGACATGCCGGCGAGAATGGTGCGGTTGGCGTTGACCATGAAGAAGGGTTCCATCTAAGGGATATGCCGCTTCACAGCGGGAGGGGTCCGTCTTGGGGATGGCGGCGCTTCACAGCGCTGCGTTTTTCGGTCAGTGCCGCAAGCGGCTTGCCAGTGACTTGCGTGGCTTTTCGGCGGTGGAAACGGCAGGACCGCCAATCTCTGGCGGTCCCGACGTCACAGCATTTGCAGGCGTTTCGGCTTCGACGGCCGGCGGGGGCGGATCGGCGATCTTCCCCGCCTCAACGGCGTCGGCCTTCTTGTTCAGTTTCAGCCCCAGATGCAGCAGTCCACACAATGCCGCATAGGCGTAGACCCGGCAGTCCAGCGCCTCATTGGCGCGGCCGTTCGGCAATTCCCACACCCGGTAGCGCTGGCCGCCCGAGACCTTCAGAACGCTGCGCTCGCTCACCATCTGGGCGAAATAGTTGATGTCCCGGTCGGCCGGAAAATGCATGTAGCCAGGGCCGGGGGTATCCAGGTGCAGTCTGGCGCGCACCGAGTCCTTGGCGGCATTGACGCCGAGCATGACCGGCCGGAAGGTGGCCTTGGTCCGAGAACTAGGGCGCTTGGTCGGCCAGATCGGCGACCGCTTGCCGCCGACCGCCGATTCGCCCTTGATCGCCCAGACCTTGCGGCCCAACCGGGCTTTGGCGAAATTGTAGACGGCCTGCGTGTGGTGGCCGCCAGAATCGATGCAAGCGGCCATGACCTCGAAGCCGCGCCCGTCGGCCCGGCGCCAGATGCGCTTGAGAAAGGCGTCCAGGCGCTCCCACATTTCCGGCTGCTCGGGGTCACCCTCGAACACCTCGTGGCAAATCGACCACGATTCCTCATTGCGGCCCCAACCGACGACCTCCGCCTCAAGGCGGTAATCCTGGGTATCGATGCCGACGGTGACGACCGCCACGCCATCCGGCACCTCGGCCGCCCATACCTCGGTTCGCGCGGCCAGGCGCGCTTCGTTCAGCGCCTTTTCGCCGCGGTCCTCATAGGGTTCTCCCAGCACCAGATTGATGAAGGTCTGCCGCTGAAGCGGATCGTCCTTCACCCGCAGCCACTCGGCCACCAGGCAGTGCCAAGCGGCGTTGACGTTCAGGCTGTAGCCGGTCCAGATGTGGAAGCCGGCATGGCCCTTGAACGGTTTGGTTGCCCACCACTCGCCGGCACCGATCATGGCCGGCTTGTCGGCCTCGTCGATGACGCAGCCGTCGTGGCAGACGTAATGTGCCGTCTCGGGGATGCCCTGGCCCTGCTCGTCCTTGTCCCATTTGATGCCGTACGGCGTGTCGGGTCCGCCCCATTCCAGGGGCTGCATCTTGCCGCAATGCGGGCAGGGAACGAAGAACCGGCGCTGGTCGCTGTCCTCCCACGCCTTTTCGATCCGGCTTTCACCCTTCACCGTCGGCGTAGAGCCCAACACGATCTTGCGGTTCCAGAAGGTCTCGCTGCGCTTGGTTCCCAGGGCAACCTGATCGCCCTCGGTGCCTGCACCGGCCTTCGGGTAGCCGTCCACTTCGTCGAACAGCACGATCCGCGTGGTGATGCGGCGGAAGCCGCCGGGGCTGTTGGCCCCCACAAACGTGATTGACGACCCGTTCAGCAGGGTCTTTTTCAGGATCGTGTTTCCGCTGTCCTTGGCCTTCGGGTCGCCGGCAATGGCTGCCAAAACCGGGGTATCGCGCAGCATCGGCGCGATTTCGGTCTTGCTGTAATCCTCGGCATCCTCGACGCGCGGCTGCACCACCAGGATGGGTGACGGGTCTTGATGCAGGTAGTAACCCACGATGTGGTCGAGAATCTTGGTGTAGCCGACGCGGGCCGACTTCATCACCGTGACCCGGGTCGTCGCCGGGTCGCTCACCGCATCCATGATGCCGGGCTGATAGGCGTAGGCGCGGAACCGGCCGGTCTGGGCGCTGGTCTCCTTGCTCAGAACGGCGAAGCGTTCGGCCCATTGGCTGACGGTCAGCCGGGGTGGCGGTTGCAGGTTTTTCCGGAGGGCGGAGACGAGCGCGCGGACAAGGGCGGTATAGCCGGACTCATATCGCAGGGGCGCCGTCTCCGTATCCACGGGTCAATTCCTCAAGGGCCTCGGTGATGATGCCAGCCAGCGCGTCTTGCACCTCCGCTACCGTTTTGCAGCGATGAAGGTCCGGTGCCTGCTCGGCGGGGATTGCGAGGAGCTTGGTGCGCACGCTGGCGCAGGCCGACCCGAATAGTTTGGCGACCTGGGAAACCTCGACCACGGCACCCGACTTGGTGTCGTATTCGAGTTGCCGCAGCAGGGCGAGATAGTTCTCTTTGACCCGCTCCGCTTCAGCTTGGTCCATGGTTGCGCCAGTGGTGGCGATGATGCGCTCAGCCGCTTCGGCCGGAGACTCATCGTCGCGGAGCACAGGAGCTGGTTTGCGCGAACTGCGAACCGTTTTCGGCCGCGAACTTTTGGCTTGATGGTTCGCAGCCGGCCGGTTGCCTTTGCGCCATCCGGTTCCGATCAGCGCCGGGTTGAGCGTTCCGTCATCAAAAGCCTTGAGATGTGCGGACTTCAGCGCTTTGCGTACCAGCGTGTCGGAGCATCCTTCGCGCCTCGCAAACTCGCGGATCGAGATGCCCTGTGCCATCGGTGCGAACCCCTTTCGATGCCCCATACCTAGAGATTGATCGGGGCGCGCAATTCCCCGTGCCGCAGAGGCCCCCGGAAGGACCCATGACGGGGTGGGTGGGAGTTCCTCACCGGGCTGATGCCATGGCCTTCCTCAGCCCCATAGCCAGCTCACCCTTGAACGTCTTGTCCACGATGGACCGTGCCGTCTCAAAATATCCGAGCCGCTGCTTGACCGGCAATGCATCCTCGAAGCGGATCAACAGCTTGAGATGGCCCACCATCTTGCCGGTATCCTTGTCCTTCATAGCCCTATTGAGGCCCTTGAGGCGCTTTCCCTTGGCATTCAGCAGGGAGGCGCGCGAGGTGTCCGTGACGCGCTGCCACACACCGTTGACGACGCCGCCTTTGGTGGTGACCGCTCCAACGAATATGTCTTGCCGCCCCTTGAGGGTCTCCAGTTTGTTCTTGGCCAGGTTGCCGTACTGGTTAACCGCGACGTTCTTCGGCACCAGCAGCCCGCGCTTGGTGCCGAGCGAATGCTTGCCGCCGAACTCGAACGGCTCCAGGTAGCTCGCCGTGATGTCGCCCATGTAGACGACGGCCGTCAGGTTGCTCTTGCGAGCCGCCCTGACCTTGACCGACTTCTGGGTGAACGGCGTGGCCGTCGGTAATACCCGAAGGATTTGCTTCGTTCCCGCAGCCTGCACACGCTTGGCGACGGCGTTCAGCGCGTTTGCGGTGGCGAAGGGAATTTGCTTCTTGGCAAAGTCGGTCAGCGCACGCTGCAACGCCTTCACATCGGATTTGACGCTGATCGTGACGGCCATGCGCGCGCTTTCCTTGATCGGTGTGGCGGCTATATCCGGCCAGCGGCCGGGTTTTGCCGGTGAGGCTGCCGCCACATTGCCCGGTGGCTGTCCCGGTCTTCCATCCTGCCAAGCGGTTTTCACCAAAGGCTACTGCTTGCCGGCTCGGGGGCTCCATCGGTCACGGGCTATAGGGGGATGGCGGCGAGCGCGAGGGAGACGGGAACGCTCGCCGCCGCACAGTGGGGCGGCACCCTGATCGGCCCGGCGATCGCCGGCGTCCTGGTCGCCACCGCCGGAGCCGGCTGGGCGGTGGCGGCCGACGCGATCTCCTACGAAGACCTCTACGCGCGCTGGGAGCGCGGCAACTGGTCGGCCACCGAGCTCGACTTCAGCGAGGACGCCCGCCAGTGGCAGGAGGACTTCACCGAGTTCGAGCGCC